TTGTCCTTCTGGTACTTGGTGACAGCCGCCTCGGTGGCCGGACCGAAGATTCCATCAACTTCGAGGTTGGCACCAGAAGCGTTCAGGGCTTCCTGGAGGGCCTTGACCGAACTGCCCGTCATGCCTCGTTTCAGTGCCATTACGCTTCCTCCTCCTCCGACACTCTCACAACATTCTCGCCGCCACCGGTGTCACCGGGAAACTTGGAGCGGTATCCGTCACGACGCACCATTGCCGACATACCCCCGAGCGTGGACCGCAACAAGGCATGGGCCTTGATCTTACGGGGCTCCTGGGCCAGCCCAAGGGCAGCAAGCTGCTCCTGGAGCTGTACGTCACGAAGTTGGCCTACCCATTCCCCGTAGGGACGATTGGGGTCAGACCAGTCAATGCTGTCGAAGATGCCCGCAATGTCCGGGCCAGCCTGCTGGTTTCCGAACAGATCGAGTTTGGGGCCACCACCCTTGGCGGTCTGGGCACCATCCGTGGTGGGGTCTGCGAAGTACGGATCACCGCCCCGGGTGGGGTCAACATTTCCAGGGCTCTGGGTGTGCGAGAGGAAGGGACGAGGATCAACCTTGCGGCCCTGGTTCCAATACTCGAAGTGTAGGTGAGGGGCCGTCGAGTTGCCGGAGTTCCCTGAATACGCAATGATCTGCCCAGCCTGGACTCGTTGTCCGTTCTTGGCAACTCGGGAGTTCAGGTGGAAGTACGAGTACTTGTTGCCGTCGTCACCATTGAGGTAGACCACGGTGCCTGCGGACGAGTTCTTGTAGTGCGTGACCGTGCCAGACGTGACCGCCACCAGGGGCGTGTTCATTGGCATCCTGATGTCCTGACCTTCGTGGCGACGAGCACCGCCAGCCCGCTTGTCACCCCACACCCCGGTCATGGTGCCCTTACCGAGGCTGGGGTGGTAGTAGAAGCTCCCGCCGATCTCATAGTTCTGGGCAGGAGCCAGCCGTGGGGCCTGTCGCTGTTGGGGGGTACCGACCGTGGACCCTCGCCCACCACCGGAAGGAGCAGGCTTGGAGCCAACCGTGACCACGTTATCCGGCTTCGACGTGGTTCCCGTCTCGTAGTTGTATCCGGGATCACCGGGTTTCAGTGGCATCTCAGAGCCTCACAATGTTCTCGCCGGTCGCCGGAGTCCTGCCCGCCGAGCCCAGGTTACCGCCCGTTGCCGACATGATCCGGTTGAACGAATCGCCATTGGTCTCTTTCCGTGCGTTGAGGTTGATCTCGTTGGCCCACTTGTTCTCGATGTCGTACTGGCTCACCAATCCTGGGTTCTGGATGCCCTCGGTGATATCGAAATCGTCGGGGTCATCGCTACCTTCCCATTGTGCGTAGGCCAGGTCGATCTGTTGGGCCTGGCTGGTGCGGTGGTAGCCCTGGAGATCATTGGCGATATCAATCAGCTCGCCCTCGGTGGGGTCACGACCCAGCTTGACCTTGAAGGTGTCCTTGACACTGGTGGTGATCTCCCGAATATCCGGGATCGAACGCAGCGACCGGGGAATGGCAAAGGGCTCCTTTTTCGGAGTGAGTGCATCGGCAAGGGCTTTGAGGTGAGCTACCTCAGCACGAAGGTTGGCCTGCTGGTACTGCACTTTTTGTCCCAGGACCGGAATGGCTTCCCACGGAGAGACCTGCTTGCCATTGGAGACACCGAGAACCGATTCGGTCATTTCGAGGATGAACCAATCTTGGTTGGAGGCATTGACGTAGGGGTTGCCCTCGGTGTCGTACATACCGGTCAGCCCATTGCGCTCCAGCTTGTTGATCCACAATCGGCGCTGCCCTGCGGACATGGTATCCAAGAAGCCCTGTGCGGACCCACCCTGGAAGTGGTACGCCTCTTTCTCCCACGGCTCGTCAACACTCAGGAGGGAAGGAACCTTGATGGTCTCCTGGAGGTACTCCGGCAATGCGGTCCCCGCCCAGGTACGAGACATACCCGTCTGGCGGGTCTTGCCCGGACCAGAGGGTTCCATGTCCCATCGGTTCGATGCGCCCGTACCCGACGCCGCCCCAAACATACCGACCGCCCCACGGATACGAGGGTCATTGAGGTTGGGGCCCTGCTCCTGGAAGTCGTAGAACTCACCAATGGCTCCACCACCGGGAGGAGCTGCCCAATCGAGTTGGGTCTGGACGTAGCCTTCGAGAATGCGCTTGTACTGTGCGCCAGAGACGGTCTGGCCGGAGGACTTGTCGTACCACGATTCCCCGGAAACCTGTCCAACGAGGGGAGAGGCGATACCCGTCGTGAGGGTGGGCACGTCGATGGGAAGGTTCTGTTCGTCAAGAGGCACCAACCCCGACTGCGCCACGTACTCACCGTAGGTACCGGGAATCCCCACCAAGTCATCAGGATCAACTACGTCCCTGCCACCCCTTTGGTAATCAAATCCAGGATCACCGGGCAGGCGCTCATCTGCTGGTTTGAGTTGGGCAGGAACCGGAAGTTGCCCCGTCGGATCAAAGCCTTCGTCGGGCGCAACAATGCCCTGACCTTCCTCGGAAAAGTACTGGTCGAAGTCTCGAAGCTCAAAGGCGACTTCATCGAGCACATCACTAGGGTCGACAAAGAAGTCTCCGGTGAAGTGGGTACCTTGGAGCCTGCGCTTGTACCCGTCCTTCTCCGATTTGGTCATCTGGTCGTCGGGAATCTTGTCGATCTCAGCAAGCAGAGTCTTGGTATCGGCTTCGACCTGTGCGTCAGGGGCAAACCAATCAAACAGTTTCTTCCCCGCCCATCGACCCGTCATGCTGGGGAGCCCAGGAACAAACCCGGCGGTCTTCGAGAGAGCCGACATTATGCCACTGGCTGTCCCTTTGGTGGCACCGATCTTGTCCTTGACCCATTCCTCATTGGACTTCATCTCTTCCCCGGCCCGATCAATCAAGTCGTCGGAGAAGGTCGTTGCCTCTCGCATCCGAGCCTTGGAGATTCCGAACTCTCCGGCAACCAGGGCGATCACCAGTTCGGGGGTGTCCTGGGTAGCGTCAGTCCATTGCAGAACCTCAATCATCTGACGGTAGGAGATGAGGCCCGCATCCATCAGATCAAGAGCTGCGTCCAGGCCACCGTGACGATAGAACCGTTCACCGAGCTGCTCCCGTGCCTGCTCCTCGGTACGGATGCCCCGAGTCATCAAGCTGAGTTCCGCTTTGAGTTCCTCTTCCCGTTGATCCCGCTGTTCCTGTCGTTCTCGATCAGTCATGCACGGACTCCAAGCTGTTCATTGGTGTATACCGGCAGCGTATCAGAACTGATCCCGGCAACCAGGTCAAAGAAGTCAACGTCATCGGAATACCACGATACAACCTCGTTGGCCCACCCGTCGTGCTCCTGGTTGACCTCACGGGAATACACCGTGTTCCACATGGTCTCGAACTCGGGGACCCGTTCACCGATCTCGGCAGCCTTCTGCCGCAACCAGGCTCGGGCTTCGATCCCTGCCTGAGTTTGGGATGAGGTCACGGAGACCCCCCGACCACCAAGATCGAACTCCTCTTTGAGCGTTTTGATGACATCATCACGGTGTCGGCTGTACTCCCTGGCTGCCTCCACGATGTGGACACCCCGCAGGTTGGGATCACCGAGCATGGCCTTGACCTCGGCCTGTTTCTGGATGGCGGTAGCTCCGATACGCTTTCCTGTGATCTGTTGCCGCCAATAGGGATGGCGATTGCTGATGTCCTCCTGGAGCTTCATCTCATCCATTCCCCACTGTGCCCGATCCTCATCGTGCCCCGACTCTTTGAGGTATTGGAGAGCCTTGATGCCGTGGTCGTACTCCATGTCCCCCAGCATGTTGTCGTTGAGAGCAACGAGCTGTTCCCCGGTCCATTGCTCGGACTGCGATGTGCGGAGACGTTCCAGATATCGACCGTAGTTGAACTCATTGGTCTCGGAGTGAACCCCCGGCATCAAGTACAGAGCGGTGTTGGGGTACGCATCGAAGATACCAGGGTTCTCTCGCTCGAACAGGAAGCCCTCGGTAGTCACCGGACCGGCCTTGATCGTGTAGGACTTGGACTGCGTGAAGGACGTGGGGAGGGACCCGTATCGGTTGTAGAAGATGTCGAAGGCCACGGTGTTGTCGCCACCGGCTTCGTCGTACAGAATGTCTCGGTACTGCTTGCCGATCTGGTGGTAGGTGTAGACCTTGCCACTCTCGTCGGCCTTCGTGAACTGGTACGAGGGGGAGGTCGGTGCCCACCAGGTGTTGGCGGCACGGACCAAAAGCAGGTTGCGGGCCTCGTTTTCGGCTTCTTCGACCACGGCATTGATGTCCGACATGGTGTACTTGCCGTCGAAGTGCCCGGCTTCGAGCTTGGTGCGAACCACATCTTGGACCGTGGAGAGATACATGGCGTTGAGTTGAGTATCGGAGCTACCCAGAGCAGAGAGAACCCGTTTCAACCACGCCGGAGCGAACTGACCCGCCATCCCGCCCGAGGTACCAAACGGCGCAATGATCTGCTTGATGCCATCCCACCGGGGGTCCTCGGATAGCGCAGCCTTTGATCCCAACTGGAACACCGGACCGAAGCCGGGGATGAACCCGGAGGCGAAGTTCATGGCCTCCACCGAGCCGGTAGCCTGGATTGCGTCGGCAACCTCGGGACTGATCTCGGTGAGGGGAGTGACCTTGGCCACCAGGTTGTGGAGCCCGATCTGGGCCTTGGTCTGGAATGCCGGGTAGGAGAAGACCTCCTGACCGAACTCGTTGTCGTGGAAGAAGCCCTGATCTCCGGTGGGGGAGAAGGGATCAGACTCCCGGACTCCATTGATGCCCTGCTGGAACCGGTTCATGTTCTTGATGTTGCGATCCCCGTACACCATGAGTCGTGACCACCGAGTGATGAACTCACCCCAGGCTTCCACGAAGGGGAAGATCAGGTTGAGAGAATCGGAGATGTTGCGCTTCTGGGTCAGATTGAACAGGGTGGACTCGACTTCGGCCAGGCCCGCAGCCTTGGCGTGCTCATCGAGGTTGTCGAGGATGCTAACCAAGGTGTCGTCAGGGCCAACCGCAAGGGTGCCTTTGGCCTTTCTCAACTCCGGTCCCATCATTCTGTGCAAATCCTTCTCGGCATCGAGGACTCGTTTCTCGACTCCGGCCTTGCGTGCCCGAGCCAGGATCGACTCTCGCACCCCATCATCTGCGAAGGGGAGTCGCTCACCCATTGACCTCCAATACCGAGCCGAGAACAGCGGCGACCGGGACAGGTAATCCGAGGGCTTGGTCATCATCCATTCGTAGAAGAAGCTCACCCCGTTGTTGAGAGCCTCTTCGAGGGTCATTCTGGACATCATCTCGGCCTGGTCTGGTCCATGAACCTGGGACGGGAAGCGTCGGACGTAGGGACGTTGTGCCTTCTGGGCAGCCTTCATGCTGGTGCCCTCGCCCGACAGCTTCTTCGAGATCAACCTACCAAACTCGGCATGACCGGCATCGCCCAAGGTGCTGGAACCACGTTTGAGTAGGGGAGCTTTGAGGCTGCCCTGTCCGGTGGCGATGATGTTGAGCAGTTCGTCGTCTCCTTCTGCGATGACCGTGGCCCGAGGGGTCTTGATGACATCGTTGGGGTCGGGGGCCGTGTAGCCCATTGCCCGAAGCTCGTCGGTGATGTCCACGTTGGAGTTCCCGTACTCCAGCCAACGGCCATCTCCGCTGTCCATTGCGACGATCCCGCCGGTGTCCCGGTGTAGTTGAGCATCGAAGTCCCGGATGAAGAAGTCAAGAACTTCTTCATCGCCCTCATCGAAAGCTTTCTTCAACTCGGGGTGGTCGGCCTTCATCTGCTTGATGTTCTCCATCTGGCGGGCTCCGGTGACCCCACGCTCGGTGTCGTCGGGCTTGGCACCCTTCAACCACGCCTTGGCCTCTTCGTACCGGTTGGGTCCCTTGTTGCGAGCCAAGCGCCGTCCCAGGCCATCGGAACCGAACTGTGACAGTCGGGCGGTCAGACCTTCGCCGTAGCCGGAGTCGTTGCGGGCAATGACCGTGGACCAGTTGGACCCGAATCCACCCTTACCGGTGGCCATGTCGGGAATCGCCATTGCGGCCTGCTGATACATGAGCCCATGCTGCACGGCGTCGATGTTGTCGATCGACACCCGAATCCCGTTGATGTCGATGAATCCGGTGCGGAAGGCGTTCCTGAAGTCTCGGGGGAGTTGCAGGGCGTAGGTGAGGGTCCGCATTGGATGATTGAACATGGACTGACCGGATGCGGCCACCCGCAACTGGTCGTCCATCATGATGCGGATGGTCCAGGCTCCACGCAGCAGCACCAGGGGCTTCCACAGCTTGTTCATCATCGAGCGTGAGGCGAAGTACCAGGCCCGATCCCGAATCTCGACCCGAGAGGAATCGGTCACGATCTGGTTGATCCGCTGCTCCACGGTCAAGGCACTATCAGCCTCCAACTGCTTTTTGAGGACGGTCTTCTCGATACGCTCATGGCGTCTCAACCAGCGTTCCTTCTCCTTGGCGGTGGCACCAGTGCGGGGCAGCTTCAACATCTTGATATCACCGTCACGAAAGACCTGCTTCGAGACCAGCATGTTGGCGATCTCTCCGTACCTGGTTTGGTACCCTGCAACCCGTTTGACCAGGGTGGCGTCGGGAATGTGCATCATCCCGTCCCACATCTCACCCGTCGTGTTCATGCCTCCGATATACACGATCTCACCGTTCGATCGGAGGATGCCACCGTTGGCTTCGGCACGAGCGGTCTGTCCAATACGCTCAGCATCGGTGATGTGCATGTCTCCGCTGGTACGGATGAACCGAACCGCCTCCTCGATGAACTCGTCACCGATCCGACCCTTGGTGGTGGCTTTTAGGTGCTCAAACAGGATGTGCTGGTAGTCCTCCATGATCTCATATGCCTCGGCACGGTTACCGGGCTCCAGCTTGCGAGCCCGCTCCAGGACCCGTTCCATCGTGTGTTCCTCGGAGATGGTGGTTTTCTTCGACGGGAGCCCACCTTTGAGCCCAACCATCCCCTTCTTACCCCGCCTCCCGGTTGTTGGTGGGCCACCCGGAACCTGGGACACGGGCTTGCCCCCCCGAACAGCGAAGTCGGGACGACTCTCGACCCGGACGGTCTTGGTCACGGTGGGGGTATTCGGGTCCAGTCGATTGAATCCGTAGTTGTCGAGCCTCGACACCATGATGCTGACCCCCTTGGAGGGGTCCTCCACCAGGTTGGGAGCCTCGCTGGGCATCATCATGGCAAGCTGACGCATGAACCACGGACGCTCTTTCAGTCTGCCGATCGGTCCTTGGCCCCGCAACGACTTCTGGACCAGGGAGGTACCGAGGATGTCGTCGATGATGGCGGTAGGGGTACGAAGACGCCCGTACTTCGTGCCACCAGGAAGCTCGACCTTGGAGGGACCACGGCCCACCCAGCCGGTGAGCAGACCTCGGATGCCTTCCTTGTCACCGTTGCGGGCTGCTTCGAGGACGCCCTGGCGCAGATCATTGGGGATGGGTACGCCACGTTTCTCCATACGGTTGAAGAACCGGTCGACATAGACCGCCCCGTTCTCACCAGAACCGCTCTCGAACAGGTCGTTGACCAGGTTATCGGCCTGTTTCCCGTTGAGAGTGAATCCCATTTCCTGGTCAATACCGGGCCGGTTACCGGGCACCGCAGGAGATTTGACCCCAGAGTCGGCAACCGCATCCTCCATGCGGTTCACCAAGTCCTGGTTCTCCTTGACGAGCTTCTTCATCTCCTTGACACTGAGTTTGGTGCCGTCGATGGTGCCATCAGGGTTGATGCCGTGTTGGGACAGTTCTGCGATCTGATCCACCATCTTGTTGACGGCGTTGGGGGTGGCCTTGGTGCCATGCATTTGGGCATTGCCATCGGAGAAGAAGGTCCGGGAAGCAAGCTCGTCGCTCTTCGATCCGCCGATGAAGTCATCGACCACGCTCATTCGACCTTCGGGCATCTTGATCTTGCCGATGCCTTCCTCACGCAGCAGGCGGACGATTTCTTCGGGCAGCTCATCGCCCTCCAACCCGTACTTGCCCCATATCCCGGAGTTCTCCACAGCCTCCCGGAGTTTCTTGGACCCTCCCTTGATCGAAGTACCGGTCAGGTCCAGCGTCCCTCCGTACACCCTCACCTTGTGATTTGTGCCGTATGATTTCTGCGTATGGACTCGGTGCATGATCGGGATGTTGCCCTGTCGGTTGGTCTTGTCCGCCGAGGTCGCCAACTCATCAACAGCACCTTTGTCCAGGAACACGTCCTCGTAGTCGTTGAGCCATTTCTTCTCGTTCTTGATGAACGACGGGGTGTTGCCCTGACGGATCGCCGTTGCGATTTCCTCCGGGGGGTCGAACGGAGTGAGCATGGCGGCTGGGTTACGCCAGTTATCCACGTTGTACGCAGCCCCTTCCAGCCAGAGCTTCATGCGCTTCATCATGGTAACGGTCTGGTCGGGGATGTAGGGGAGGCGTCCTGCCGCAAGGGCAGCTTCGGCCTCTTTGATGCTCATGGAGTGGTGAATCCGGGGAGCCTCGAAGCCCCGCAGAGTGCCGACCCCAGGAGCCATCCGGCCCGAAACGGCTGCCATGTACTCGTCGTACTCGTTCATATCCACCGGGCTGTCGAAGTTGCCCCTCAGATCGTCGTAGTAATGACGTGCCGCCTCATCGACATCCATTCGGAGCTTTTGAATCTCGTCGAGCTGGGCGTCGGTGGCTCCCTCGCCTGCCTTGGCAACCGTATCGGTGTACTTCTTGCTTGCCTTGTTGAGCTTGGCCTTTTTGGCACGCATCTTGCGGGTGATGTTTCGGAAATGCAACGACTTCAACCGATCAGGACGAGCGGTCTGGACGAACGCCTCAACGTCGGTACCCGCCTCCAGGCTGGCCCTCATCGGGGTCGGCATCTCGGCCTCTCGCATCACGGCAACCCGAGCGTCATCCCCGGTCCGTTTAGCGTAATCCACGGCTCTCGACAAGCTCTTGGTGACCCCGCCCTCGGTGAGCGTACCCTTGGCAGCCTCTCCACCGTGAAAGGCCCAGCCTTCGGCCCCTTGGTGTGCGGCGTCATAGGCGTAGTCGATGCCACGACCGGTATTGGGGAGGTCGATGAGGGTGGCACCCTTGCGGATGTTCTTGGCGAATTCCTTGACTCCGGCCCAAAGGGTACGACCTTTGAGTCCAGTCTTGGCCCAATACCCGCCGACGAAGTTCATGGGGTCGAGGACCAGTTGAGATGTGATGTCGCCAAGCCCCGACGCAACCGAGAAGGCTCCGGTACCGGGCTCGAACACAGTGGCGGCAGCGATCCGGCCGGGGCTCCACGGCGTCCACACATGACCCTCGCCTGCGCTGCCCGCAAAGCTGGGCACGGTGAATCCAATCGACTCCCGGTTGGCATAGCCCTGCTGGGTCATGGGTCCACCAAGACCGGCCTGGAGAGCATCCCCCTCGACAGCCCGACGCCAGACTTCAGGAGACGCCTGCAATTCTCGTTTGTACCGCTCGTTGGGAGTGAGGTTGAGGCCATCGAGTTCTCGGGTCAGGTTGGCGGTCTCCACCTGCACCCTGTCCTGCACGTCGGGAGCCACATCGGAGTTGACGAAGAAGCCCCCACCCTGGTTCGACGTATACGCCAGAGCGCCGGAGCGGAGCATTTCCTCCTGTTGGGCATCTTGGGTGGTGGACTCTTTCCACGCCGACTGCAACGTGGCCATCGGGTCGTGGAGGAAGGTGTCGGCAAACGCTTTGGTGAGGAAGGGCTGCTGTTCCTCCCATGCCTCGTCGTAACCCATTCCTCGGTTCTGGGCGGACTGTTGGGCGGCACGGATCGGAGCCCCGCCAAGAGTCGATTCGTAGACCGACATCAGGCCCATCATGCCCCAGCGCATGACCCCTTTGGTCGGGTCGTACACGAACTCATCGAGCCCTCGGGCCAACGCATTCCACACCCCACCACCAGCATTCTTGATCGGACCGTTGGTCTCGGTGGTGTTGACTTCCAGGTTGACGAGAGCTTGAACCTCGGGAGCATCAGCCGGGACTCCCGACGCAACCAACGTCAACGCAGCTTCAGATGAACCAAGAGGATGATTGGTCGAGAAGCGAGCGACGTTGACGGCAGCCTCGGGTGTGGCCTGCTGCTCATAGATACGCTGTTCTCGAACCAGTTGGACCCGACGTTCATCGAGGAAGTTCCTCTGCGCCTGCGAGATGTAAATCCCGTTCACGGAGCACCCATACCAACTTCTGGAGTCGGACCTCCAGAGCCGGGTCCCTTCTGGGCGATCTTCTCTGCCCGTTCAGAAGGACGATCCCAAGGAGAAGTTCCCTGGGTCTCGGGAGGAGGAGAACCGGCAACCTCTTGTCCGAACTGCTTCGCTATACCGGTTGCGGTATCGACTGCCGCCCCGACCGCATTTCCGATCGCACCAGTCATCGAGGGCGGACCCTGCCTCTGGGTGGGTCGTGGACTTCCAACCGACATATCGAGCAACCGCTGGATTGCAGGATGAGGGAAGTTGGTCGCCAACACCCGAAGGAATGCCTGCGGGTTCTGGGCGATGATCTGTTGCGGGTTGGTCGGAATCAACGAACCAGCAGCCGCTCCAGTTCTCGACGGTCCAAATACGCCCTGGTCAGGTCGGACACCAAGACCGCCGCCGCCGCCGCCTTGCGGACCTCCTCCTCCTGCTGAACCCGGTCCCCCCATTGGTGCTGCCTGCTGTTGTTCTCGAAGGGCCTTCGCTTCGCCATATGCGCCTCCTGTTGGGACACGAATGGGGACCCTGGATGAGCCAGCTCCCCCATCGGTGCGGTTCCCAGACTGCGGTGTCGATACCGCTGCTGGGTTCCTTGGGGTAGTGTCATTTCCGCCTGGTCCTCGTGTTACCACGCTGGTTGCCTTTCTTGGCTAGGTAGGCCCGATAGGATCGCTGCGCCCCGGCCTTGGTCTTGTGGGTGCCACCGCCAAAGCTCCATCCACCGGAGACCTTGCGGATCGGCATTACGGAGCAGGCTCGAAAGCGACCCGAACCGGGACATCTTTGAGCGAAGGCGACATCGCATTCCAGGCCAGGGTCCACGCTGCACCCAAGTCCAGGGTCTCGCCGGGGCCGAGTGAAATCCCGGTGGTCGGGTCGGCAGCGTTCTCCATCACGATATCAAACCCGCCCACGTTCTGCACGATGGCTCGGGTAGCCGCTGCGGCCACGATCTCGATCGGGTCACCATCTTCGGGTACGGTCACAATGGCCATGAAAACTCCTTGGTTATGGGGCGGTACCGATGATCCAACCGCCGCCATTCCAATGGGCGTCGTTGGTGTCCGTCGTGACGACGCTCTGACCGATGGTCCACGTCGTGAGCGGGTCGGCAAGGATGTCGAGGGTAATCATCTGAGCAACGTCATCCGAAGGACGTTCTCCTCCGCCGGTCCACACCCCAGCGATACCAGCGGTAGCGCCGGTGGCGTAGGTGGCAACGGTGATCGAGGTCGTGGAGCCCCAAGGGCCGGTCACGCCAGCGTCAACCGACCGGAGCTGAACATCGACCAAAGCTCCGGCGGGAACGTCGTCGATCGTGTCAAGCGTTGACACTCCGGTGACGAGCACCCAGACGGGATTGCTGTTGAACCGATAGCGCATGTCGGTGCTGTCGGCACCAGCGTTGGCGGTGAACGTAACAATGACCGACCCCCACACGGTCGGGTCGTCCTCCAGGAGGCTGACACCAGTCGGTGCCAGGATTCCGGCGGTCCAGCCGTAGGCCAGCAGGTCGGCCCCGCAAGCATCACAAACCAGGTCGTCGTTGAGATCATCGGCAGGTGCTACCGGCTCTCCGAACGGAGCCCATCCACAAGCCCCGCAGTACGGGACGGTGACGACTCCGCCATCAGGAATGGTCATCTCAATACCCGCCCTTCTTGGAGGTCTTTTTCTTGGTGGACTTCTTGGTGGATTTCTTCTTCGGCTTGGTCTTGGTTTTGAGTCCAAGGTCCTTCGAGCGCTGCTCGATTGAGGCAGGCATCACTTCACTTCCGGTGCGGGCTGAACGCCTGCGTTGCGGGCGATCTGGTCGGCTTCGGTGGAAGTCAACAGAACGTCTTCCACATACCGGTCGCCGTCTTCACGGCCTTTGGCCCCGGTAGCGACGCCCTGTTTGAACTCGGTTTTCTTGTCGGGCATGGTTGCTCCTTACGCTGCGGTGGTTCTGCCAACTGTTTGCACCCCGGCGTTGCCGCCTGCGCCCTCCATCTGGGAGAGCACGGTTTGTACGCCCGGCGGGGGTCCACCAGCAAGGGCTTCCCCACCGGGCATACCGCCAGGGATTCCGCCAGGTCCACCCTGAGCCATTTGCTGCTCCTCGGGTGACATCTCGGGGGCTTCGGGTGTGAAAAGTTTCACAAGGGTCTTGGTGGTGTCGGCCGGTTTCTCCACGATCGACACCAAAGCCATATCGGCCTTGGGGTCCTGACCGGTTCCAGCTCTCGCACCAAGGGCCCCGATCATCATCTCTCGGGCCTGGTCCTGGTCGATCCGCTGGTTGATGAGGTCGATGTTCTCCAGGCCGTCCAGGTTCTCCTGGAAGGTACGTCGGTCGATGGCCTTGGCCTGCATGAGCTGAAGGCCCGCAATGATCTTGTCGTTCTCGTCGAATGAGGCCATTGCGCCGTAGACCCGCCGGGTCCGGTAGTCGCCGTCGATATCAACGCTCGGGGTGTAGTCCTCCTCGAACTGCGTCCCACCCTCGTACCAGTAGACCTTTTTGGTCTGAGAGGCGTGCATCGCCTCATCCCACTCCAGGCGCTTGCGGTCGATCAGCTCAACCGAATGCCGAATGCAGGTCTGATATTCACGAACATTGGCGTCGGCTCCGGCACCGAGTTCCTTGATGCCCTGACCGGTGGCGAAGCTGTTGGGGGACTGGCCGTCCTGGGACACGTCGTAGTTCGAGACCACCCGGAACTGACGCTCCAGGATGTTGATCGCCTGCCAGGTCTGTTGGAGCTGATCGCCGGTCGGTTTCTCGATCTGGGTGCCGGGCTCGAACTGGTTGATAGCGAACCGACCTCGTTCGTAGGTGGACCCGATCATCTCGCCCACGATGTTGGTCTCTCGGAAGGTGGCATCCTCGGCCGCAATCAGCCCCAGGATGTTCATCTTGCCCATCATCGCCATCAGCCCGAAGGTGTGATGGAAGTGACCCTGGAGGGCATCGAAGCTGAACCGCTTGGTCATCACGAACGCCGGGCCGGATTCGAGCGGGTTGGGGATTTTGCCCACCATGATGTCGCACTCGGGGATGATGACGTGGGTGCCACAATGGCAGATGTACTCGACCACTGCTACCGGGGTGTGGGCGTTGCCCTCCCAGGAATCGCCGGTGTACTGATCGAGAACGGGGACCCCCTGGGAGTACTTGTACTTCGCCTTTGGAGAGTCCCACCGAGCAACGAAGGTGGACTCGAACTCGGGGTAGGCGTGACGGACTTGCTTGCGGCTCATATGCCGGACGATGGCTACGTCGGGCGGCTGCTGATCTGGTCCCCACATCCCGGGGTACACGTCGTAGGGGTCACGAAGTTCAGCAACGGGGTAGGGGGTGCCTCCGAATTCACGCTCACGAATGACATGAAGCGTGAAGCCGTAGCCGGGCAGCCATCGTCCGATCTGTGGATACTGCATCTCCATCCGGGTCATCTCATCCCAGCCACCGACGATGCGGGCTCGCTTCTCGGCCTTGCGGCGAGCCTTGTCGGTGTCCCGGATCGGGAGCATGTCAGTTTTGAGCGTGGGCGGACGACCAATTTTTTGGGCCATCCGCTCCAAGCCTGAATACATGATGTTCGCAGTGGGGAGGTCGACGCCGAGGTCAGAGTCGGCACCGTGGCCGGACCCTTCGCCATGCTGGGGGCGGTCGTGGGCGTAGGTGCTGAAGACTGCCTGGACCCCCAAAGCACCACCGTTCATGACTGATCGGATACGGGTGCGGTCAGAGCGGTTCGCCATTGCGATCAGGACCGACGATCGCTCCAGGACTTCCTCATAGTCCTTCATGCCGTGACTCACGACCCCTCGATGTTCAACAGATCGCCGGGCTCGGTTGTGGTGGTGATCCGTTCCGGCGAGCCCATGTCGATCCAGTCGTGATGGTAGAGCTGATGGACCCGGCCATCACTCTCGAAGGTGACCAAGTTTCCATCGAAGGACACCTGCGGGTCTTCCCACACGGTGCGTTGTCGGGTCAGGGTAGCTTTGCTCATACACCCACCATTCGTAGTGAAACTTGACCGACGCTCACCTCGGGGTCGATGAGCACCAGCGGGACCATTCCGAGGTGCCCTCGACTGCGCCACAATTCAAGCACCTTCCAGAATTCAGTCTGGGTACGAGAATCAGAAACGAACGCCGAAACACCCGGTCGTCGGTTGATCTCCTGAACGAGGGCGATGCTGTTTGGGTCTGCGATCTTCCTCGGATCACGCTTGCTCTCCCTTGCTGCGTGTCGCTCATCGTCATCACGTTCGTCGTCGAAGTAGGTCCCATCGTTGGGGAGGAAGTTGCTCATGTTCTGATCGACTGGTTGATGGATGCATCCCACACGATGGGTTGCAGTTTCGGCAGGCCCATCGCCTCTCGAACCTCGTCCTTGGTCATGACTCCGGCAGCCAGGAGTTGCAGCATCTCGGTCAGGGTCAGCTTCCGGTCATCGGTGTCGCTCATGATCTCCCTGGATATCCTGATTGCCACCCTACGTCGTTCATGCGAGAAAGTCCAGGGTAGCTTCCAGTGCCCTGGTCGGACAAGCTCAGTGCTCGGTCTTCCTTGTTCCACTTCAGGATGGTGGGGAACGGGAACCAGGATGCCATCTTCACGTCGGTCTTTCCCTTTCGGCTCTTCCCGGCAGTTGTCCAGTTCTGAAGCTGGCGTAGGAGCATATCAACCTTAACACGAGCGCTTCTCGTTCCGTAAGGTAGATTGATTCTTCCACCGTGGTAGAGCGGAGCCATTGCGGAGAGACCCAATTCCGGGTCTTGCTTGTTCTTCCCGGTTTGGTATGAACGTACTTGAATACCGGTTTCGCCTTGGAGCTTGCGGAGTCTTGGGTCGGAGAAGAACTCGACCTGTTGGAAGTTGGACTCATATTTCCAATCCTTCAGTTGGTACTGGTCGTCCCATTCCCCCATGATGCGGATAGCCCCCTCGAAGCCTCCCGCTTCCTGGGTTTCCAGATCAACCATGTATAACATCTCTGGGGTCCATAGCCAACAGAATGCTGCTTGAGTTCCCCTTGCTGCGGGGTCCAGACCCGCAATGAGACGCCCAGGCGGAATACCGCTGGTACCGATATCTCGGCTTCGATCCAAGCAACCCGCTCGGATGACCTCCACCCGGAATACCAAGCCCTTTGTGGGTCTCGGAGCATTGAGATAGCGCATGTCGTATGCACCTGCGAGCCCGAGGTCGTCCATCTCCAGCTTCTTCTCCATGAGCCATGTGTAGGGGCGGACCTCCGGGAAGAGTACACAATCGACGTGTCGTTCGTAGTCATCTGGGTCATTGCCGCATCCTTCGTTGTGGGCACTATTGACGATGACCTTCCAACCTTGGGATGATGCAGTCTCCATCAGATTGGAGGTCAGGTCTTCGGGGTGTTGCCTTGAACCAATGTTCACCCAGCAGGTATTTGGTTCTTTACGGGTACCAATCTCTGCGTACTTCTGTCTTCCGTACTCACGGTTGTGTTCCTCACGAGTGCTGTCGAAGTCTTCGAGGTCGTCCACGATCAGGATGTCCACGTCCCTAGACAAGACCTTGGAGGTACGCCCCAAGGCCGTCATGGTGGAGGACTTCTGTCCGATGATGTTCATCTGGTTGATCTTGATCTCGGACTGGTGCCATACCTTGCCCGACTGCTTGGCAGGGTTGAAGGTCTCACCGGGGGGAAGGACTGACCTGACAAGGTCCTCGTTATTCTCCAAGTGATCCTTGACCGACCCTAACATGAGCTTGGCAACATCTGAGCTAGCGGCAACCCACATCACCCGAACGGTGAAGTCCAGGCAGATTGCCCACACTACGAAACGGATCAGGAGTTCGCTCTTTCCGTGACGAGGAGGGGAGAGGATCAGTTGCTTACCCCCGGTCAACCAAGCATGGATGATGGACTTGATCCAGATGCGATGGAAGTCCTTGACGATGAACGTGACCCCAGGTCTGATCTCGAAGAACCGTTCCTGGAACGCAATGTAGGACTCGACCAGGAGTTCGAGGAGTTCTTCAAACTGTGGCGTGGACGCATCGGCCATACGGGCTTCGGCTAGGACGTGCTGAGGCAGGAGGTGGGTTATGTCCTCCGAACGAACCCACTGGTCCTTGCGTTTCGCCATCTTGACGTCGAACCGTACCCCCTCCATCGCACGGGACACCGCCGCCTCCGTGCATGAAAGATGGTTTGCCGCAACGGTGTATGGCATGGTCCCGTCGAGCAAGAGCCCTTCCATTTCGGGGTTGTTCTTGATCGCTTCATAGGTTGG